TTGCCTCGCTGTAACGTTGATAACCGGCAAGGGCGCGGCGCTGTGGTCGGCGCGCCGGATCTGTGCGGATGCTATAAAGGGCGGCACTTTGAAATCGAGGTTAAAGTGCCGCCTGATACGCCGTCCGATATACAAAAGTTTAGGCTGAAGGAATGGAAGGAAGCAGGGGCGATATGTATTGTGGCGCATAGCGTGGATGACGTGAAAGAAGCGTTATTATAACAATACCTCTATATAAGGGAATATTTTTCGTTTTTTTATTTTCGTAGTTAGATAAAAGGTTATTTGATTATTTGATTATTTTAAGGCTTAATCCTTAGTGTTTAACTACCTGTGTAATAATATGTATTATTTATTCTTAATTATTTATTGTTATTTACACACGACGGCTACCGACCATATTGTTTAGTATGAAAGAAAAAGGGTGCTAAATGTCCCTTATACACATAGCGTGCTATAGGCAAAGATGTATAGTGGACAAAACTTATCGAAAGGAAGTATAGATATGAATGATTTAAAAGGAAAGAAGTTTGGGCGGCTAACAGCGGGTGATTGTGCGGGCATAAATACGCACGGAGATGCAACATGGAATTGTTTATGCGATTGCGGTAAAAAGATTGTTGTTGTTGGTGCTAATTTAAGCTCCGGCAATACGAAGAGTTGCGGATGTCTTTGGCAAGAGATGATGCACAACCGAAAACGGCGAAGTAATAATGTCTATGCATCATATAACGGTAAGACTAAACTATTGCTTGAATGGTGCTATGATTTAAAAATAAACTATAATAGTGCTTATAAAAGACTTAAAGCAGGTAAACCTTCTAGCCAAGTATTGGGTTTGCCGAGCATACAGAAAGATAAGTGGTGGATAAAAGATTGACATTTACACATAATAGGGCTATAGTCTAGGTGAGGTGTGAATGTATGCCAGCAGGAAGACCCACTAAATACAAAGAAGAATATAATGAGCAAGTCACGAAGCTATGTTTGTTGGGAGCAACGGATGTAGAAATCGCTGACTTTTTTAACGTTGAAAAGCAAACAATATATAATTGGCGTGAAACCGAACCAGAATTTTTAGACTCCACTAAAAAAGGAAAGGCTGAAGCGGATGCGCGAGTCTCTGAATCTTTGTTTCATCGTGCATTAGGATATAGCCATCCTGAGGTAAAACTAAACGTTGTTAATCATGAGATTGTTGAGACTCCATTAATCAAGCACTATCCGCCGGAGACATTAGCATGCATATATTGGCTGAAGAATCGGCAATCGGCAAAATGGCGCGATAAAACGGAAGTGGAACATAAAGGTGAGATAAATGTTAAAAGCCCAATCGACGAAATCAAGCGCAGAATTGCTGGCATTGCTGACCGAAACGGAACAGGAGAAGGTATATAAAGGTTACGATGTCGAGCAGATGGAAGCGTTATTGTATGATTGGAATTTTTGGGCGCGACCATCGCAGCAAACACCTGAACAAGACTTTTTTGTATGGTTGATACTTGCAGGGCGCGGGTACGGCAAAACAAGAGTAGCATGCGAGCAACTATTGAAATGGAAACGGGAAGGATACAAACGATTTGCAATAGTAGCGCAAACGCCAGCAGAGGCAAGGGACGTTATCATAGAAGGCGAAAGCGGGTTGCTGTCAATATCGCCGCTGTGGGATATGCCGGTATACGAGCCGTCTAAAAGACGTGTAACATGGGGCAGCGGCACAACAGCAATTATATATTCCGGCGAGAACCCTGAACAGTTAAGAGGTGCGCAGCAAGAAAAAGCTATCGTTGATGAATTAGCGAAGTACAAATACCCGCAGGAAACTTGGGATAATCTCTTGCTGGGTACAAGGATAGGCGATAATCCGCAAATTGTAATAGCGACAACGCCAAAACCGATAAAGACATTGAAGGAGATTATCTCACAGCCTGACACGATTATTACAAAAGGTAGCACTTACGAGAATAGAAGCAATTTAGCAGAGAAGTTCTTTGCAACGGTTGTTAGAAAATACGAAGGTACAAGGTTAGGCAGACAAGAGCTACATGCTGAAATACTGGATGATAACCCAAGTGCGCTGTGGCATAGTGATATTATAGAAAAGTACAGAGTAGACAAAGCGCCGGAGCTGGTGCGTATCATTGTAGCGATTGACCCAGCGACAACAGACGACGAAAACAGCGATGAAGCGGGGATTGTAGTTGCTGGTGTTGATATGAGAGGGCATGGCTACATCTTGGGAGATGTCAGTTTGAAAGCGAGCCCGGACAAATGGGCGCAGAAAGCTGTATATGTATACAACAAATGGGAAGCTGATCGGATAATCGGCGAGGCGAACAACGGCGGTGATATGATAGAGATTATAATCCGTCAGCATGAAAAACATGTTGCATATTCCAAAGTATGGGCGAGCCGTGGCAAATACATCCGGGCTGAACCGGTCGCAGCGTTGTACGAGCAAGGCAAGGTACATCATGTAGGAATGTATCCAGAGTTAGAAGATGAGCTATGCGATTGGGAGCCGGGCGATAAAAGCCCGAATAGATTAGATGCGCTGGTATGGGCGATAACTGATTTGATGCTGCCAAAGAAAGGTAAATTAAGGGTGGAGGTATGACATTTGTTTGAATGGGTTAAAAACTTCTTTAAAAAAGACGGAACAGCAAAGCCGAACTTGTTCCAAAACGAAGAATACCAAAAAGCGTTCACGAGGATGGAGCTGTGGGATTCGTATTATCGAAACGATATATCTATGCTGCGACAATATGCAGCTAACATAGAAGTATATAAAAAGAGTACAGTGTCATATCCTGCTGCATATCGGATAGGCGATAAAGTAGCAAAACTGGTATTCACTGAACTGCCAAAGTTTACATTCGCAGAAAAATCGCAAAAACGGCTAGATTATATAATAAACAAAAATGACTTATTTCAATTGTTGCGCAGAGCGCAGACAGAAGTATGCGGTGTTGGAAACGCTTATTTGAAGGTTAATGTTGACCCGGTGAAAGACTATCCAATAATCGAATTAGTGCGAGGTGTGAATGCTATCCCTGCTGAAGTTGACTGGACAACAGTAACAGGCGTTACGTTCTTCATATTAATGAGGAAAATAAACATAGAGTGTTATTGGCTAGGTCAAACATACAAAAAGGATAAAGTAAGCGGGAATTTTGTAATCGAGAACAGATTATACAAAGGTACAATGATGCAGCTAGGCGAAGAAGTGGCATTGACAATGATTACTGAAACCGCAGAGAAACCGCCGATTGATGATTTACAAACAGAGCTGCCTTGGTTCTATCATCTGAAATCGCCTATGCCGAACAACAAGAATCCTGATTCAGTTATGGGAATAGCGATAACAGCAAACAGCCTTGAAATGATAGATCATCTAAACTTGACATTACAATCTTATTACAAAGACGACAAGCTCAAACAGCCTAAAGTAATAGTTACGGAAGATTTATTGCATATGGTGAGAGGCAAAACGTCTGTTGATCATAGTATAGACTTTGGCAAAGAGTTTTACGTTAAGTTGAGTTCAGTTACAGGCGACCAAATATATAAAGTTGTTGATATGCCGAGCAAGCAAGGCGATTTTGAAGAAAGCATACACGGTAAACTTGACAGGATATATGAATCATGCGGGTTGTTTCGAGGCGCGGTGCAAAAGAACAGCGGTGCAAAAACCGCGACTGAATGGGAGCTTGCAGATAAGGATAGCATTGATACAGGGAACGATTATAAGAATAACTGGTTAACCATACTTGATAAGATGTTTCGGTCTATCATGGAAATTGACAACAGATATTATCAGGATGCAGGGGTAACAGAAAAAACAAAGCATAATATTAGACAAGAGATTTTAATACAGTTCATGGACGGCGTTAAAAACGATTATGCCGAACGCGCAGACACAGCAAAAACATTATATGCTGCAAACATGCAATCGCTGCAAACATCGCTAATTCAGATATATCCGCTATGGTCAGAGAAACGAGTTATTGAAGAAATAGCGTTGATGAACCAAGAACAAACGGCAACAGCCAAAGCATCGGAAATAGACTTTTTTAAAGCGGAGGGAAATAATGAAGAAAAGTAAAGAGATGGAGAAACTTGAAGCCGAGATAATAGTCATTGAAAAGAAGATTGAATACTATAAAGAACTGTCAAAGTCAAGAAACCAAGAACTTGTGTTAGCTAGTAAAATGTTTTTAAGAGCCGATACATGGGAAATGCGAAAGTGTCAGTTAGCACTTCTTGCTTTGACGAAATAGGAGGGGTGAGAAAATGAGTACAAAAAAAAAGGTGCAAAATGTACAAGATAGAGAGTACATACATCCTTGCGAGATATGCAACCCTCAGAAAGAGCCGATATGCACAGACGAATGTCAGCAGGTTTGTCCATTTACAAAGAATTATAGGGGGAGGGATCAAATGACTAAATGCCCTGTTTGTGGGAGTAAAGCAAAACGCATTGTAGAAAAGATAACACCTGAATATATTACAGGATACATTGAATGCAAAAACGAGGCTTGTAAAGATCGGCAAGCTGGCTTTGTAAAGATAACGATAAAGTAATGAACGCTTTTATTGAAAAGCTAAGCCAGCCTATAATAGACAATTACATCAACATGGAAACTGAGTTGATGGTACATGTTGCGGATTATATTGCTAAGAATAAATCAATCATGGTAGATAACATTGTACATTGGAAAGCATTACAACTAGCGAAACTGGGCGGGCTAACAAAGCAAAACATTATAACGATATCGAAGTATAGTGGATTGAGCAAAAATGAGGTAAGCGGGTTATTTGAATCGGTTGTAAAAAAAGGGCTGATAAAAGACGAAAGCATTCTGGCATTAGCATCAAAAGCGGGAGCGTTAAAAGAGGTAGTTCCGCTTATGCAAAGCGCGGTTACGAAAGTGCTAGGGGCGGCGGCAAAAGATACATTGACAACGTTTAACAAAATGAACAACTCTATACTGAAAAGCACAGGCAGCCAGTACGTAAAGATAATAAACGATGTGTCAACGCAGGTTATATCAGGAACGGCAACGGTAGACAAGGCATTATCGCAAGCGGTTAGGGCGTTCAATGATGAAGGATTAACCGCGTTTATAGGAAAAAACGGCAACAGGTATTCCCCGGAAGCGTATGCCAAGATGGTGATACAAGCAAACGCCAAGAACGCGGTTACCAAGTCGCAAGATATACGATATGCGGAATCCGGCGTCAATTATGTTGAAGTCGATGCATACGGCGGCGCGAGACCCAAGTGTGCGCAAGATCAGGGATACATATACTCGCTAAATGACAACGCCGCGCCTATACAAGATTTGGACGGAAACACGATAGAGCCGAGAGCATGGGGCAGCACATCATATGGCGAGGCAGATGGATTACTGGGTATAAATTGCGGGCATAGTAGGTGGGCGTTTGTTCCGGGGTTCTCAACACAGGCGACAAAGCACGAAGATATCAATCGCAAAGAGAACACCAAACAGTACGAGGAACGGCAGCAGCAACGGTATTATGAGCGGAACACCCGGAATGCGAAGCGCGAGAAAGCTCTGCTGGAGGAGTCGGGGGCATCCAAGAAAGATGTGCAGATGGCGCAAGCTAAGATAAGCAGATGGCAAGCCAAGAACAGGGATTTTGTTAAGAGTACAAACGGTACACGATATTATGCGAATGAAAGGATATATGTAAAATGATTGCACAAAAAATGCACATTGTAAAAACAGCAGATATTATAGAGCATAGAAAAGCGGTATCCACTTATTTTTCAGCATGGCAGCGCAAAGATTATAGTATGATGTTAAAGAATGCGCAGAAGTCTTGGAAACTGCCCAAGTCAGATAAGCTAGAAGCAATTAATTGGATGCGGAAAACATGTTCGGTTATAAAGATTATCAAATTCGATTTACAAGAATCGTCAGCCGCAAGCGAGGCAATGTCAACAACCACGGTGCTTGTAAGAGCGAAGATAGGTAAAAGAATGGGTCAGCTAAGATTGCTGGTTAATGTTGTAGAAGAACAGGGGCATTGTGGTGTTAATCCTATATCAGTGCTTCGTGGTTTATCTAAAAATATATAAGTTGCTAGACCTTTAAAACTAGGGGCGGCGGGAGCTACCGGAAAGGCAAACATGAAAAAGACAGATTTACAAGCATTATTGAAAAAGCACACAGCTGATGATGTTATTGATTACACTAGTTTAACGAACGATGTCAACGCAGATAATGACGTTGTCATCGACAAGAAAGTCAAAGCTGCTGTGGAGGCAGTTGACATGGAAGCGGCAAAGAAAACTGGCGTTGAGGAGTTTCTAAAAAAAGTCGAAATCAAAGACGAGACGGCATTTGAAGCTTTTGTCAAAAACACAAAATCAGCGGAAACTGATTTGCAGAAAAAAGCAACAAAGCTGGAAACTGACAACAAAGATTTACTTGGAAAAGTAGAAGAGCTAACAGGGAGCGTTGGCACGCTGACGTCCAGCAAAACGTATTTAGAAAGGCTCAATACAGCGAGAACGGCAAAAGATATAAATGTCAATCCAGAGTTTGTAGATTTTGTTGTTACAAAAGTAGGTGGTAACTTAAAAGAAGATGAAAAGTTCGAGGATTCATTCAAAGAATTTATGAAAGATAATCCTCAATACGGAGAAACACAACCGAGAAGAACTATCGGAACGCCGATAGGTACACCTCCGCCGGTTGGCACTGCATACGACGAAGAAATGCTTGAGTCGATGTGGGGCGGAGCACCACCAGTAAAACCAAAATAAATTAAAAAGGAGAGATTAAAATGGCGAACGCAATATCATTAATTACAAAATATCTAGCGGTGCTAGATGAAATTTATCAGTTTAGTTCCAAGACAGCAATACTTGACGCCGGGAAAACAATGATTCAAGCAGGGTCTGAAGCTAACAAAGTCAAGATTGCAAAGATAGCGTTGCAGGGGCTTGGTGACTATGACAGAAACACAGGTTATGTAAGCGGCGACGTTACATTGACTTGGGAGGAACATACATTCTCGCAGGATAGGGGCCGCACTTTTACGATTGACGCAGTTGACAACATCGAATCAGCGAACCTTGCTTTCGGTAAAGTTTCCGGCGAGTTTGTAAGAACAAAATCCACGCCTGAGTTTGACGCTTATAGAATGGCAGCATATCAGGACGGTGCAGGAACAAAAGTATCAGCAGATTTGTCAACTGGCGCATTAATTCTTGCAGCAATCGATGTAGCAACAGGCGTGATGGATGATGCCGAAGTTCCTGAAGAAGGAAGATTGCTTTATATAGCAAATGCCAAATATAATTTGCTCAAAGCTGAGGCAACAATTCAGAGACGTATTGGGGATGGCAACGATGGCACTTTCGACAGACGCTTCAGAACGTTCGATGGAATGACCCTTGTTAAAATGCCTAAGACTCGTTTTTATACTGCGATCACGCAGTACGACGGCTCAACTCCAGGACAAGAAGCGGGCGGCTATATTAAAGATGCGGCAGGTTATGATGGCAACTTCCTGATGATGCATCCGAGTTCGATCATGCAGACAATGAAGCACGCTGTAACGAAGATTATATCGCCGGAAGTCAACCAGGATTCGGACGGATGGAAATATTACTTCAGAGCGTATCACGATGCATGGGTATTAGAGAACAAGACAGACGGTCTATATTCTCATTATCACACGTCTTAAGGGGGTATATTATGCGAATAAAAAGAAACGGATGTTATAAAAACGTATCAACACAGAAATTCCAGAACGTCTTTAAGGGGCGGGGATACGTGCTCGCAGAATCAGAGATGCCTAAGGTTAAAGAAGCAAAGGTCGATATAGACGCGGAAAAAAAAGCATCGTTTGAAAAAGGACGCGATTCTGCTTTGAAACAAACTACGAAAGGAAAGGTGAAATAATGAATACATATAATATTTTAGCACGAGATGTAAACGGATATGCTGACGGATTAAGACTGAATAGTATTCTTGGAGATATCCTTGCTCCTTCGGGAACGAGATACTTTGTAGAAGGGAACGCAGGAAACGATTCTAATGACGGTCTGTCTTGGGGCAGTGCCTTTAAAACGGCAATGGTAGCGTTCGCAGCGAGTAATGCTAATATCGCAGCGAGTTCCTCAGGATGGGCTTCGAGGAACCAGATCTTCATCAAAAGTGACAACAATGAGGCATCAAAAGAAACATTGATTACATTGCCGAACAAGTGTGATGTTATTGGGGTTGGTAGTTACGATGCCAAGCCGTTCCCTGAATTTATCGGTAACCATGTTATTGGTGCTGGTGCGTACATGGGAACAAGATTTTTCAATGTGGGATTTCAGTCATTGGCAGCTGGTGGAGCGATCTTTACAGTACCAACAACGACTAGTGGGCTTGAATTCAGAGGTTGTAATTTCGATGGTAATACAGCAGTAGTGGCAACCAAGGGTATCGTAGCAACAGCAGTTGAAAAGCTGAAAATTGTCGGCTGTAACTTCAGGGGGTTGTTTAGCGTAGACGCTATCGAACTGGGTGCAGGGTCTATGAAGGGTCTGGAAATTACAGATAACTTCATTGAGTCTGGTGCAAAAGGTATCAATGTAAACTCTGGACTTACTTGTACGGGGAATGTT